TTAAGACTCCTTTTGATTTAGGTAATTTAAGTCACAGTTGGTTTTATGTTACAGCAAGTGCAAGAATAATAGCAGGAGGAAGTACGCACAAACTGACATCAGAGCATACAGGAAAGTTTGTTGGAAAAAATGCCGGACGGCTTGCTGCTGAACATGCTGCAATGAAAACTGAAATGAAAGGAAAAGCAAAATCATTTGCTGCTCAATATAAAGGTCCGTTTGTTATTGCAGGTTATTCTGCCAATTATGCTCTGTGGGTACATGAGATGATGGGAATGAGTTCTTTAAAAAAGAATAAAAAAGGAGAAATGGTTGCAAGAAGAGGAGGACCCAAATGGTTTGAAACTGCTATTAAAAATAAGCAGGGGGAGGTATTGAAGATAATACAAAGTAATGCTAAAATAAGATAATTTATGAATTCTCCAGCGTATGACATAAAGGACATTTTAGTTGCAGATACTTCACTTGGACTAACGTTTGGCACAAATCTCTTTATAAACAAAGAACCAGCCAAACCTGATAATACTGTAACTATCTATGATTATTATGGTGGTGTGCATAATTTCACTATGGATAAACAAACTTATGAATATCCAAGTATTCAGATAAGAGTGAGAAACGTAAAGCAAAGGAATGCTTGGAGTATTATTTATGACATATATACGTCATTACATGGCCGGGCGCATGAGACATGGAATGACTCCGTATATGAAGTTATCTACGCATCCAGTGGACCAGCTCTATTGGATTGGGACGATAACGACAGATGTAGATTGATTATTAATTTTAATGTCCAGAGAAAAACTGGATAGAAAAGGAGGTAAAACAAATGGCGAGTAATGCAGTCTCCGGTGTAGGAACACAATTTCGCAGATGGAATGGAGCAGCTTGGGCTGACCTTGCGGAAATAAATTCTATCACCGGACCGACAATGACCAGAGATTTCATTGACGTAACGTCACTGGATTCTACTGGAGGTTATCGGGAATTCATTACAGGTTTCAGGGATGCGGGAACGATTTCTTTATCCATGAACTTTACTCGTAATACTTATGATGCGTTCAAGGACGACTTTGAAAGTCCTGATCTCCATTATTACGAAATATGTCTTCCTGATGCGGAAAACACGACTCTTGAATTTGCTGGTTTGGTAACGGAAGTTCCTATCACCATTCCAACAGATGATAAGATTACTGCTGATGTAACTATTAAAATTAGTGGCACTGTGACAATGAACTCTGGCACTAATGATGAAACACCATCGTAGTAATTGAAAAAGAAGTTCTAATCAAGAATTTTTATTTTTAAACAATTAATATCTACTAATCATGGGAAATTTACTAAACCGCAGTCAACTACTTGAAAGAGAAGAACTGCAAATTGAAAAAGTCGAATTTGAGGATGGAAATTTTGTTTGTGTTCGTCAGATGACAGGACATGAAAGAGATTTGTTTGAACAATCATTGCTTAAAAAGAACAGGGATGCAAAAGGCAATATTGTAGGTTATGAACAGGCAACAGAGGATTTTCGTGCAAAGCTTGCCGTTGTTACTGTTTGTGATGAAAGAGGTAATCTCATACTTCAGCAAGCAGATTATTTATTGCTGAGTAAGAGTATGAGTGCAAAGAAACTGGAAAGGATAATTAATGCTGCACAAAAACTTAATGCAATAACTGAGGAGGATAAGGAGAACATACTAAAAAACTCAGAAGCCGTCCCGGACGGCAATTCCAATTCCGACTCTGTTTAGCGTTGGGTGTAGTGCATCCAAAATATTTGCTTGATCAACTCAGTGCGTATGAACTGACAGAATGGGAGATGTATGACAGGATGGATCCGATAGGAGAGAGCAGGGCAGATTTCAGAATGGCAGAACTTGCTTCATTGATGGTTAATATAGCTATTAAATGGGCAGCAGGCAAGAAGCCAGTTAAATTGACGGAGATAACAGATTTTATGCCACAATGGGATGTAACTGCTCCGAAGCAGATGGAGGTGAAAAAACAAAGCATACCAGATATGAAGAAGGTTTTGCTGGACATTGTAAATGCACAAAATAAGAAAGCAAAAAAGCGTGGCATAGACAAGCCACCTGCGAATTTAACAAAGAAGAAAGATGGCTGATTTAGGGACATTGACAATTACATTGGGGGTAAACGCTCAAGGAGTTCTTACAGGAGAAGCAATAATAACACAGTCTATTAATAGGATGAAAAAGAAGGCTGCTGTATTAACACCTGCTTTACAAGAACCTTTTAGACTTTTTAGCAAATCAGCAGTTGCTCATTTGGCTACTGTGTCCCAACAATTTCGTACAATCGGTTATTTATTTTCAGCAGCAGTAACAGCACCAATAGTTTTAGCAACAAAGTCCGTAGCTAAAATGGCTATGGAATACGAGTTTTCTATGCAAAAGATAGTTGGTTTAACTGGAACAGCACAGGGTGTGGTAAATCAATGGAGTGATGCTATACAAAATATGTCAAGAGATTTTGGCAGAAAGCCACAGGAGCTTGCTGAAGGTTTGTATTTTATAGCATCATCCGGTATTGAGGGAGCAGAAGCACTGGAGGTACTTAAAATGTCAGCAAAGGCTGCTGCATCAGGACTTGGAGAAACACAGGATGTCGCAAACTATCTTACATCAGTATTAAATGCTTACAGAGGAACAGGACTAACAGCAGCTTATGCAACAGATGTACTCGTAGCTGCTGTAAGAGAAGGTAAGGCAGAAGCACAGGGCTTTGCTGCTGCTATGGGTTCTATTACTCCAATAGCATCAAATTTAGGAGTTTCCATTGATCAGGTTGCAGGAGCAATGGCTGCTATTACTTTAACTGGTTCTACTGCTGCTCAGTCAGCAACTTATCTTCGTGGAGTATTTAATGTATTGTTGAAAGAAACAGAACAAGGAGCAACGGCTATGGATGAAGCTTCTGCTGCTTTAGGGCAGATGGAAACATCGTATGCTGACCTTCGGAAGATACTTCGTGAGCAAGGTATCATAGCTCTTATGGAAAAGTTGAATGAATTAACTGGAGCCTATGGAGAAACGCTTGTAAGTAAGGTCTTTCCAAACATAAGAGCTATGCTTGGTGTATTGTCGTTGTCTGGAAAGAATATGGAATATAATTCCAAAATTATTAAAGAAATAACAAATTCTCAAGGTTCTCTTGGAAAAGCATTCAATGCTGTTGCAGATACCATAAAGATGAGATATGATAAAGCTATTTCCTCTTTGCAATTTTCTATGATTAATATTGGTAAAGCTGTGGCAACTGGTCTTATACCTCTATTGGAAAGTTTATCAAGATGGATTGAAAAAGTAGCAGATTGGTATAATGGACTCACTGATGCACAGAAAAAGAATAAATTAATAATGGTTGGTGTGCTTGCTGCTATTGGTCCTGTTTCTATGGCTTTAAGTGTACTTGGATATACCTTAACTTATGCAATGAGAGCTGTTAATTTATTTACAGCTGCACTTGGAGGATTAAATACTATGCTATCTCTTGTTGGAATAACTTCAGCTAAAGCAGGAGCTAAATTTGCATTGTTAAGAAAGGTTGTCAGTGTTAAAAATTTATTTGGAAGTGTTTCAAAGTTTGTCAAGAATCCTTATGTTCTCATAGCTGCTGGAGCTGTAACTGCTACGGTGGCTGTTGGTAAATATGCCAAGAAGATAAAGGAAATAGCAGCAGAGAATGAATTATTTAATACTGCTCAAGTAAAAGTCAATGGTGCTGTCAAAGATTTTAAAACCCTTTTGCAATCTGACATAGAAGTAATGTCTTTTGATGAATTGATGGCAAATATGGATATGGCTTTGAAGGTGATGGAACAAGTACAAACATTGAGAGATCAATATACTAAAAATCTTGAAATGCCACTTCAAAGTAATAGGAAAAATAAAAGATTAATAGAAGAACAAAATAAAAAACTTGAAGAAACAGAAACTATTTATGGGCAAATAAAACAAGCTATTTTAGCTTATTATGCTGCCCAAGATGCCAAGAAGCTCCAAGATGAAATAGACAATCAAAATAAAGCTAAAGAAGCAATTAAAGAACATAATAAGGCGTTGCAGGATCTTTTAAAAAGTACCCAAGAAGAAGTTAGCTCGCTCAATGTAAAAGCAAAAATATATGAAGCTCTTGGGAAACCTTTTGAACTTGCAGAAGAACAAGCATCTGTGTTGTTTAAAGCCATAGAGACTTTAATAGGCAAAGATTACAATTTGCAATTTGAAGCTCCTGAAATTCAATCTCTGATGAAGCAGATAGAAGAATTAGGCATTAATTATACTGAACTTGGCAAAGCCACAAATAAATATAATGCAGAACTTGCAGCAATCAATATGAAAAGTATGCTGCTTGGTTCTACTTTTGATGCAGAGGCTGCAAAACTGGATTTGGCACAAAAGACATTAGATGAATTTATTGAAGGACTTTCAAAATTTGGTGATATAGATATATTGACTTCTCTTGGTCCTACTATGAGTCTTGTTGGAACTAATTTAAAATTGATAATTGAAGGATTAGTACAACAAATAGAGAATTATAAAAGAGCTATTGATACAAGAGAAGATGAAAAGCAACTCAAAGTACTGCAAATGGAAGCTGACGCTTTTGGTAATTTAGCAGGAAAGATTGAAGTTGTTAATTACGCATTGCAGGCAGCTCAAAGAGATTTGCGTAATATGTTCTCTGCCAATGCAGAAAAGAAAGGTTTGATATTCAGTGAAGAAAAGATAAAAAAGCTTGTTGAAGATATACAAATGTACAGAACAGAATTAGTTGCTCTTCAAAATGCACAGGAATTGACTTGGCTGACAGATATGAATAATGCTCTTGGGACTGGCTCTACTGCAATTGATTTATTGAGAGGAAGAATAGATGCTTTAAATGCGTCATTAAAAATGATGTCAGAAAATAATGAAGGGGCATCTGAAACATTTAAAGCACTGGCAATAGAAATGGAAAGATTAGAACGAGTAGCAAAATTAGCAGAAGAATGGAAAAGTGCCTTTAGTGATTTGTTTTTTGGAATGATGGATGATGTTAATAACATGGGGGAAGCATTTAAAAATTTTGTTAAGGCTATTGGTGATTCAATAAAAAGAATGGTGGCAGAGATTATAGCCGAAGCAATAATGGGAAAATTAGTATCATTGTTGATGATGCTTATTCCTGGTGGAGGAGTGGCGATGAAGGCAGGATCAATAGTAGCAAGTTCAATGTCATTTATGTCATTTGCAAAAGGAGGAATTGTTCCTCCGGGTTATCCAAATGATTCGTTTCCTGCAA